ATGCCGGCCCAACGCTCAAAACAGAGCGCGACGACGCGCGTGCCTACACTACCCCGCGTCTATCTGCGATCGGTCGAGCTGCTGACGCGGATCAGGGCGAACCATGGTGATCCGACGTCTCGGACGCTTCACTTCACGTTCGCCTGCAGAACCGGTGGTTCGCGGCGGTCGGCAACAGAGTTCGTCAACGTCGAAGACGTGCCGGCCTTCGAAGGCGAGAGCGCCTGGTTCGAAATGGAGAAGGTGCAGCGGGGTAATGGTCGGCGCTGGCCTTGGTGGCGCGCTGTTCGCCAGATCGAGCCGCCGGCCGCCTCCTCTAAGCCGACGCTGCTCTAGCCGCGCGGCTCAAGGTCGAAGTACGGCCCGCCCTGGCCGCCATCCTCGGCGCGGTTCAAGACCTTGTCCTCGCGCGTGCTGCTGATCAGTACCTGGATCCCGCGAAAGCGGATGCCAACGCCGATGCTCACGCACGTTGTGGGCAAGTCGTTCTTCGACATCTTCACCCAGGTGTCGGAGTTGAAGGTGATCGCCCCCGGTAGGTAGGCGGAATCGCTCTTCTCCGCCGCCTCCTTGGCCATGATGTCGAGCAGATGGTCGATGTCTTCGCGCTTCATGGCGGGGGTCTAGGGCGATTCCTGGGATCGGAACGCCGAAAGGCCGCCGCCCGGGTTAGGGCGGCGGCCTCGTTGTGGCTCTAACCCGACAGGCGAGCAGTCAGACGTCAGATGTACCGCGTCAGGTGCCGCCCGGCGGTGCGGCGGGCTCGGCGGGCGGCGCGGCCCTCGAGGGGACCGGTTCGCAGATGATCCGGAACGATCCGGTCACGCCCGCGCCCAGGGCGCCGCTGTACTCGCGATGACAGCCTTCGAGGTTGGTCAGAACCTTCTCGCCGACACCGCCGGGTTGGAGGGCGGCGTCCAGGCTCGAACAGGCAGGTAGCGACAGGCACGCGAGTGCGACGCCCGCCAGAAAGATGGCGCGCTTCATGATGAGGCTCCATGTGGGAAAGCCGGAACGAACCCTCCGGCGGGGTGTTCTTCAACTGATCGCTGTCCGTCCCCCCTGACTTAGCGATCGCCAGGCCCCGGCTCTCCGCAGAGCCGGGGCTTTTCATTTCCGCATGTCGGGAACCGGACACGACCTTTGCGCTTTTAGCCGGCGACCTAGCTTAGCTGTGGGGCTGACTCGAAGGAGTCCTGGAGCCTGGTCAGGCCCCCGGCGCCGGAGAGCGTCGGGGGCTTAAAGCTTCAAGCGACGACGGTGAGGTCGCGGTCCCCCGACTTCCAGATCAGCTCGCGGATCGCGCGAGGTAGGATGATGCAGCCGTTCGAGGCGGAGCCCGGGGCGCGAACGCTGTCGCCGTGCACTCTAAACGCTCCCCGGCCCGTCCGCTGGTCAACGTCATCGCCGGGCTTGGCGTCTACCGCGTCGAGCTTCAGGGCGTAGGGGCCCACTCGTGCGCTGTTGTAGGGGGCTCCAATCTTCCAGCGCCCGGCCGGGATTGGCCCGACGCCCACGACGCCCTCCAGCGCCAGGTTGTTCTTGCCCCGCCCCTTGCCGCTATAGCCGCGCGAGATCAGCGCGCCGTCGCGCGACAGCGTCCCGGCCGATTGGTCCCAGGTCCACATGGTTCAGCCCTTCGGTTCAACGGTGGAGGTTAGGGTTGCCCCGGCCGGCGAGTTGACCGGCGCCTGGCTCTCGGCTTCGCTGGTCGGCTTCTTGTTGCCCCAGCGAGCGCCGACGTAGGCGCCCAGCGCACCGCCGATCACGCCCGAGGCTAAGCCCGCCAGGATCGGCAGGTTCTCTTGTGGGATCTTGACGAAGACCAGTGCGGCGCCCACCAGCGTGAGGTCGACAAGGCACGCAGTAACGACGATTGCGTCGAGGGTGCGGTAGTCGCGGGTCATAGCTTGCTCCTCGTCCGCGCCGGGGGCCGTGGAGCGTCCATCGGCGCCGGCTCCCTCATCCACCGGACGCTGGCATTCAGCTCTTTCAGCTGCTCGATCCAGATGTCCTGGCGCTCCCCGATCTTGCCGACCTGGATCCGCAGCTCAGTCAGAGCGCCGATCTCGACCTCGAGCGCCTCCACGCGCTTGCCCAAGGCCTGAACGGTCCCCCGCAACACGCCGTAGCCGATGGCCAGCGTGAGCAGGTTCAGGACCAGCGACGTCAGGCCTATGGCCAGCGCGATCCAAGATGCAGGCGTCATTGAGCGGCCGCCGTGGTGCGGTCGGGATCAAAGTCCATGCGGACCTCCAAGCTTTCGAAAGAAGTTTAGAACTGGTCCTGGTGGTGGATGGCGTTGAAGCGATCCGCCACGGTGCGCCCGGCGTTGATGGTGTGCGCGTAGGTCTCGAGGAAGATGCTCGACGACTTCCAGCCGCCGGCGTCCATGGCCACCCGGACGCTGACGCCGGCGTTGAGCGCGTTGGTCGCGAAGGCATGTCGGCCCACGGTGTGCGACGACTTGTAGGGCAGGCCCGCCCGCCGGCAGACGGCGGCGATCCGCTCGTTGACCGAGAACCGCGAGGTGAAACGAAACACCCTCTCGCCCGGGCGCGGACCCAGGTCGCGGATCCGCTCGGCCAGGTGGTCGGGCAGGTAGCGCAGGCTGTTGACGTCGGTCTTGGTCTTGACCAATAGCGCCGTCCTGGCCCGCAGGTCGACATGCTCGCCCAGCAGCGCGACCGCCTCGCTGACCCGGGCGCCGGTCAGATTCATGAACAGGACACAAGCGGCCAGGTGCGGCAGCTGGTCGAGGTCGCAGCGGTCGATAAAGGTCTCAAGCCACCGGCGGCCGGCCGGCACGGTCTTGCGGATCTTCGGCGCCGGGAACAAGCGGATCCGCGCAGGCATCCGCCAGCCCAGCTCATGGGCGTGATAGAGCACCGCCCGGGCCGGACAGATGGCCTGGCGGTTGCGGGTCGACGGCGCGGCGCCGGGGTAGAGGGCGATCGCCGCCTCGCGGACGGCCAGCGGCGTGATGGTGGTCACGTCCCGCGCACCGAAGTGCGCGATCAGCCGCGGAAGGTAGCGGCCTTCGCCGCCGTGCTCGAGGTAGGCGGCGGCTGCTTCCTGGAAGGTGTGCATTTTTGGGACCTCGTTGGTGAAACGAGGTCCCGCAAGCAACTTCCGGACTCAAATTTTGGGCCAGTTGGCCCAGGTCGCACCCCCACCTTCGATACTGAGGTGGGGGCTAGGCCCTAAGATTGCGACGGGCGACCAATGACAACCTCGTACGTGGGAGCATTACTCATAAAGGAGAATAGCTTTAGCCTGACTAGCCAATATTCTGTCTCCAGCCACGAGATTGCTTTTACGATCTGAATGTCGTGCAAGCTCAGCAAGGACTCGGAACTTTTGAGTGCGCCGAACACATTAAGTATGTCTTGCCCCGGCTTCTTCAGTATATGGTGAGAGAGGCTTGTGTCGATTTCTTCTGGCGGCAGAACTGCATACGCATATGCATAAGCGATCTTCATGACCATTCTGATTATGGGATTGACATCTCCAGAACCGTTCCAGCCGTAGATGAATTTTCCATCGATAACACCGTCCCTCGCCTCCACGTCATCAGGAGCAACGATCGTATAAATCAACTGAGGCGGGGTGAGGGCTTGGCCCTGAAGGAGAGACGGGTGAGAGTCTGTATTTACGGCATGGAGCATAAAGAGAGAGCGCTCTGAGGCTGGGACGATATCAAGTTCGCGCTTCTCACTCGCGACATGAACTGTATGGATAAAATCTTTCAGCTTTTCCGTGGATTTCTTTGATCTTATACCAAGAGCTCCACGAATATTGTGGAGATATTTTCGCAGCACAACCTGTTCCGTCTGGCCGGTTATCCGCGCGCAATCGACACAACTGCTTTCCGCGAGGATTAGATTTCCGCCGAGCCCGTCTGGAATGATGTGCTCGTCAGTGAGCTTCCCATCACACTTGCCGCAATAAATACAGAATCCAACTGGGCCAAACCGAACCTCAGCTTCGTGCGCCGTCCGAATTCTATGGTCCATTGTCAACTCCAATCGATCCCGAGAACCTCAGTCCTCAATATCGACTGTACCCGACCGTCAACCATAGGCGCCATTCCACAGCTTCGCAGACCGTTGTCCGCGACTGGCGCACTAAGCCTGTCGATTAAACTATAGGTTAGGCGGCACAGCTTGCCCGCCTGACCAGTTAAATTGTCGCCAGTTCGGCCATCACCCGCGCCGCCCAAACGTCCGGATTAATGAAGCCCACGGCGCCGCCAATGTTCACTTTGCCGAACAGCGTCGGGCCTGTGCTGCGATGCTCCGCTCCCAGACACCAGTTCTGGGTCGTGAGGTAGGCAATGGTCGTCGTGAGAGTCTTGGTCTCCTGAAGCGCGCCGTCCAGGTAGTAGGCCATGGTCTTGGCCGTGAGGTCGGTGATCAGGCAATGCACATGCCAGCCGAGAAGGTCCGTGGCGAAATCGTAGTTCTGGTTTTGGAGTTGGGCGCGCTGAACGGTACTACTGTTGGCTGGGGCCAACACGTCGAAGCCCGAGGTATTGGCCGAGGTCAGGCTTCCCTGTCCGCCAGCGAGGATCGCGCCCGTGCTGGCTTTGGTCGACGGGATCTGTCCGACCCAGGCGATCCCGAACTTCGAACCCGGCGCCGCTCCGGTCGGGAACGGCGTCTCATCGAAGATCATGAGCTCGTTCAGTCCGCTTGCGCCTAAATGGAAGCCCCCGTCGTTATTTATGGCTCTTTGGCTTCCACGCCTCGCGCTTCCCTCAATGCAATCGGCAACGGTTGATGTCTTCACTCCAACCAGTGCGTTATTGTAAAGCGCAAACGCAGCGACGTTACCAGACACAACATCCGTGCCATAGGTGAACTCTAGCCACCTCTTGAGCGCATTGAATTCAAGCTGGTCAGGGGTCTGAGGTAGGGTGACCGTCTTCACGACGGTCTTGTCGGACTTCCGGACCCAATTGATCACGCCGGAGTTGTTGAGGCCAACAACCAGGCAGTCCGGATAGCTCGGGTCACCCGTGAGCCCATTTCCAGCAAGGCTGAAGCCGGTCAGCTTTTCGATAAGCGAGCCATCAGCCCGCAGATGGATGACGATGCCGGTGCCGTAGCACATCGCGTAGATGGTGTTGTCGATCGGATCGACCCAGACGCCTTGCACGCTGGCGGTGGAGGCGACCCCAACCGACGCGAGCGTGACCTGCCAACGGAGCACCAAAACGCCGCCGATGAGATCGTAGACCCGGACGCCAGGAGTCGGCGAGGGTTCGCCTCCCGTCAACCTGCCATGGTCGCCGCTCACCACCCCGCCGTCGGCCAAGTATGCAAGGCCCGTATTGGTATTATCGATGGTGTATCGCGATGCGAGCGTCAGCGTTCCTCGGTCATTGCCCTGGGTCAGGTGATCGTCCACGCCGTCGAACTGAGCATAACGGGTCTGAGCCAAGGGGCGCGCGCCCGCCGTCGCTTGAGCTGCCGGATTGAAGCCCGCCCCGGTGCTCGGGATCGACGAGACCGCGCCCGACGAAACTTCCCGCGCCCCTTTGTTGTCAGCGCGAAACGCAAACATGAGATCGCCGGCCGCCGCGATCTGGTCGAAGAGCGGCAGCACCCCACCACCCTTTCCAGGGGTGAGGCCGAGGCCGAGGCCGAGAGAGATCGCGACCACGGGTCAGATCACGTCCAGCGCGACGATGTCCGCAGCCGTCGTCGCCTGCTTCACCTTGTACGCATAGATCGGCAGCACGGCGCCCGCGGGGACGTTCTTGAACGTGACGTCATTGCCCTCCAGCGTGGTGATGACGAGATCACCGGCGGTACCGACGTAGAGGCCCCGCGCGTTCAGCTCGGCCGTGTCGGATTTCGTGACGGCCGAGACGCGGATGCCGGGGTCGATGTTCTTTGGGTTACCGGCATAGGGGATTTGCGCGCTCATAGCGGCGCTCCTTTCGACTGCGTTGGATGGAGGGGGGGTCAGGCCAGGCTGGCGGCGAAGCTGATTAGCTCGTCGCGCTGGGCATCCGGCATCGCCGCGAGAGCGTTCTTGATCATGTCCAGAGCGACCAGTTGAGCGACCGCGCGGCTAGCTTCGAACTCAGCGATCTCCTCGGCGGTCATCGGGACCACCTGACCGTTGATCATCTGGTCCATCAGCGCACCCATGTCTCGAAGGTGCCGGCGTCGATGCTCCCGGCCAGATAGGACCAGCGCAGAGCATTCATCCCGCCGACGTGCGCCATAGAAGCGGCCTGAGTGATCGGCGCCGGACCGACGGCGGCCGTGACCACCTCGTAGTCAGCGCGATAGTGGGGGAAGTGTGCAGCGCCGCTGATGGATGCGGACGCCCCGTCCGGCTGGGTCACGGACTGGGCAGTTCCATAGCTGCTGCCATTGTTGGAAGACGTCGCTACCGTAAGAGTGGTGTCGCTGCCGTTGTTATGGCTGGCGCCCTTCACGATCCCCATGACACTGGCGTAGCTCTGAGGGATGTTCGTCACGGCGACGCTGCTCACAGGCGTCGATACGGTCTGGGTATTGTAGAGGGTCCAGCCCGCTTTCTTGAGGGTCAGACCGTGGAACGCCGAGCCATCCGCCTCGACCAGCACTTCGTCGCCCGGGCCTAGCGTCAAGGTCGAACCATCAACCGTGGGGCCGGTGATGATGCCGGTCGTGGAGTTCTTCAGGTAGGCATAGAAGCCGTTGCCCAGGGTAGCGGCCGAGGTGAACGACACCGTGAACCCGCCAGATCCGGTGCAGTCGATGATCTTTCCCCAGTCCGCGGAAATGACCGTGTAGGCGCCAGTCTTGGCGGCATAGCCAACCGAAGCCGTGGCGCCGACGTCGCCGTTCGGAGCGAAGGAGAGGCCTAGGCGCTCGGTGTTCGTGAATGCGCCGGAACTCGACGCAAGGCTGACAGGCACCTTGCGATAGCCCGACGCCGCCACCACTGCGCCCGTGACCGCGAAGACCTTGAGCGAGTCCGAAGTCCCGCCTCGGAGGTAGATATAACCCTTCGTGGGCGAGGTGCTGTTGTCGTAGGTGTCGACGACCGCGCCAGCAGCTTGGCCATCCGCGTCGAGGTCATCTATGTACAGGAAATCGTTTGCGGCGCTGATGCGCAGGCCACCGTTGCCGGGATCGGAGTCCGTGGTCGTGCTAGAGAACGTGAAGCCAAGGCCGGCCAAATAGCTTTTGGCCTGAACTGCCGAGGCCGCAGCGTTGGTCGCGCTGGCCGCCGCCGCCGTGGCGGACCCTGACGCGGCCGTCGCTGCCCCCGAAGCTCCAGCTGCAGACCCCGCCGCAGCCGTAGCGCTACCGGCCGCCGCCGTCGCCGAGGCTTGAGCTGCCGTCTTGGCCGCATCGACAGCCGCCAGGCTACCGTACAGCGCCACGGCGTCGTCATAGACGCCTTGCGTGTCCGTCTTCAGCTGCGCGGTCTCGTCGCGAAGATCCTGGGCCTCTTCCTTCAGCGCCAGGGTGGCGTCGTAGATGCCCTGGTTCGCCGCAGTGCTGGCCGACAGGTCGTCATAGGTCTTGCTCTGGCCGTCGTCGGTCGACCACACAGCCGTGTAGAGCTCGGCGATGTCGGCGTAGATCGCCGGGAAATTCCCATAGGCGTCGCTGTGCACCGGGTTGACCAGCGGCGTGGTCAGGCCGACGTCGGCGTAGACCGTCTTGGGCGTACCCGGTGCGCCGTTCTCATAGAAAGCGATCTGCGCCGCGATCCGGTCCGCATTGTTCCACGCCCGCGATGGGAAGGCGCCGGGGAAGATGAGCAAGCCAGCGGCCATGGGGTCTCCATGCGAAAGCGCGCGCTCACGAGGCGCGGGCGTGGTAAAGGTGCGGGATGGGAAAGAAGATCGGCGGGCTGAGCCCGAAGGACATTCGCCGCCTGCGTGGCGACTACCTGCAGCGTCCCGGCGAGGACGAGTTCGACGTCTTGTTCCGATCTTCCAACGCGACGATCGGCCTATTCATCTTCTGGGCCGCTTTTGTGCGCAGCGGCCGATGGTTCAGTAAGCGGGTGCGGTCGGTTGTGCGCCGACCCGAACCGCTCCTTCGGCTCCCACCGCCCTTGAAAGCCTTGCCGCCGCCTGCTGATACAGCTCTCTGACAGCAGGCTCTTGGCCGGCCAGGCGGCGAAGCTCGGCGAGCGCCGCAACCTGGCCCTCTCGCCCGATGCGTTCGTCCAGGGCTTGGTTGAACCGCTCGATCGCGCGAGGACTGTAGGCGCCCGACGCCAGCTTCAGTCCGCCGAGCGTACCGCCCACCCCACCAGCCGCCGTAAGGCCGCCAGCCACGCCGCCGGTCGCGAAGCCAGCCGCCACCGTCGCCGGAGCTGTCGCCAGAGCCCCGACCATCCCTCGCCCGGCCGTGCCGCTGTCCGGCACCTTCGACGGCAGGACATCCTTGGCGGCGCCCGCGAAATCCTGACCCAGCGCCGCACCACGCGCGAACTGGCGCTTGCCGACCGTCTTGTCTCCGGCGCGAACCGCGCTCTGGTACTGAGCGGGCGTGAACACGCCACCGTCCGCGGCGACGGCTGACGCCGCCCCCTCGACGCGCTTGAACTCAGCGTAGGCGCGGTCGAGCCGCTTCAGCTGACCGCCGAAGGAAGGGTTTTGACGGCCGGCCGCGTCGCGAAGCGCACCAGAGATCCCAGTGATCGCATCACCGATCGCTCTCTGATCCGCGTCGGTGCTGCCACTGAAGCGGCCGGCAAGGGTCTTCAGTTCGCTCTGAACGCGCTGATAGGTCTGGCCATCCATGCCGCCGGCCGTGTTCATGCGGCTGTTGACGCGGGACTCGACGATGCCGAGCAGCTGGTCGCGCGCCTGAGGCGTGAGCGTCTCGGCGACAGGCACGACGTTTCGGGCCACGTCATCGGCGAAGCCAGGGTCCGCCCGAACACCACCCTTGGGCAGCAGGGCATCATATTTCGACGACAGCAGATCGCCGACATAAGCGATCGTGTCATTGCCGGGCTTCACGCCCTCCGGCACCTTGGCGTTCACATGGCTGAGCGCTCGGTTCGCGGCGGCCGTGTTGAACCGTTCGAGACCGCTGCGTCGAGCATCCTGGATGGCCGTCCCCAGGATAGGGGTCGACGTCATGGCGTCTTCGGTCATCTTCGCAGCGCCGCCATAGGCCTGGCCGGGCGTGAGGGGCACGCCCTCGGCCCGGAGCGCTTTGACGTTGTCCGAGACGGGTTTCGTCCGTGGTTGGCCGGCGCGCGCCGGGGCTAGGGCTCCGCCGACCGCCCCGAGGCCCAGCGTCACCGGGTCGATCGCCGCCTTCGAGGCCGTCGCCAGACGCTCTTGCGCCGTGCCGCGATCCGCCACCCCGGCCGCTGCACTCTGCACTCCGGCTGCAACCGCGCCCCGAGCCGCGTTCAACAGGCGCGGCGACTGAGCGTAGATGTTTGCGGCGTTGCCGGCCGGGATGGCCAACGTCGCCGCCGCGCCCGTCCCGCGGGCCAGAGCCGCCGCGTTCGGACGACGCTCGGCGAAATCGTCCTCGATACCGCGCTGGGTCTTCATGTTCCGGGCGTAGATGTTGGGTATGTCGCCCAGGCTCTTCGCCTTGCCGGAAACGACGTCAATGGCCGTACCCAGACCGGCGACCAGTTCGTCCCCGACCAGCAAGCCGCGATTGACGTTCGCCAGAGCGCCGGCGGCTTCCTCGAGCAGCGTGCGCTTCGGTGCAGCCTTCGGCTTGGCCGGCGCCTTCGCGGCCGGTTTGGCGTCGGCGAACTCCGACCAAGGGTCAGCGCCCTTCGCGGGCCTGGCGTCCTGAAATTCGCCCCATGGATCGGCCATCAGCGCACCTTCTCCCGGCCATCAGGGGTGATGAACCGGGTCCCAGGAGGCAGTCGCCGAGCCTCGTCGGGGGTGTTCACACGGACCGTAGCACTACCCGAAGCGCCGCCGCCGCGCGGCAAGGCGCGATAGCCGCTACCCTCGCCGTAAGCGACTTCAATCCCGTTGTTCTCGTTCACGTACTGGCTTCGCAGGGTCTCAAGCTTCTTGATCGCCGCGCGCGCGCCATCGGTTACGCCCGGCACGAAGGGCGTCAGGCGTTTGGTCTCGTTCACGGTCTGAGACGCGCCCGCGCGGTCGTGGATGATGAGGCTGCCGATGTTGGCCAACTTGGCGCGAGCATCGACCCCGCGCGGGTCCACCCGCTGGTTCACACCGTCGCCAGCGCCGCGCACCAGTCCGACCGACTGCGGATAGGCCTTGAGCGCGGCGATCGCTTCGTCGATCTGCTTGATCGACTGCTGGTTCCCGAGATAGCCGGTTTGAATGGGGGCCGGGAGCGGCTTGCCGTTGGCGGTCAGCGCCGCCTTTCCGCGCTCGATCTCGACCCGCTGCCCTTCAAGACCCAGGCGCTGGCGATCTATGCCGACCCGCTCGCCCTCATAGCCCAGGCGGGTGGCGTCGTTGTGCTCCCCGACCTGATTGTGGCGCTTGGTCTCGCCGAACTGCTCGTCGGCCAACGTGTTGTCGTGCTCGGTGTCCGACTTGCGCAGACCGAAGTCGCGATCGGCGTTGGCCTTGGCAATCGCCTCCCCCACCGACATGCCCAGCGCCAAGCTGCGCTGAAGCCCACCGGTGCTGTAGTCGCTAGCCGCGACCTCTTCAGGCGTCACGCCATACTGGGCAAGCTGTGGCGCCATGGCGATCGCAGCGGCCTTGCGTTGCTCGACCATCTCGTCGCCCGGGAACTGGCCGAGGAGCTGCTGAGCCACCTTGGCGCCGATCTCGGCTTTGCGGCCGATCTCCTCGCGCTTGGTGACGTCCAGCTTTGAAAATTGCTCGGCAAGATCGAAGTCTCCGGCGGCCACGGCCTCTTGCCGGGCCTGCGTTGGATTGGCGCTATACCCGGCCGTGATTTGGCTTCGACGCTTCTGGCGCTCCAGATCGGTTTGGTATTTCGCCTCCTCGCGGTCGGCCTGGCGCTGCACCAGAGCCAGCCTTTGCCGCTGAGCGACCGCCTGCTGGCCGGCTTGATAGCCTTCCAGGCCCATCGCGAAGACGTTGGGGGCGTTGTTGATGATCCCCCAGTCGATCTCGGCCATGCGTTGGTCTCCTAGGCCTGCGGTCCGAAGATGTTGCCGGTGCGAACCGTCGACGCCGACGTGGTGTTGGAACGGTTGCCGAGCGCGTAGCCCAGGGCGCTAAGGCCCGTGCCGATCAACTGGTTCGTCTGGGCGGCCGAGGTCAGCGCCGCATTGCCTTGGTTGGCCGCGTTGCTGAACAGGGCGTTGCCCTGGTTGTTGGCCGAGGCCTGCGCGGCGCCGGTGTACGAAGCCGCCGCCCCCTGCCCCAGGTTGGCCAGGTTGAACAGGTTGCCGGTCTGGGTGTCGTAGCGGCTGGTCTCGTAGGCGCGGTTACCCAACGCCAAGTCGGTGCCGTAAGCCCGGTCGAGGTTGAAGATGTTGTCGGCGCGGTTCTGGCCGTACTGGTAGTCCGAGCGCGCGAGGTTGGCGGCCTGGAATGCGTTGCCGCTGTTGAGCGAGTCGTAGGCCTGCGCGAGCGACGCCTTGAGGCTGGTGTCGTAATTGTAGTTGGTGTCGAAGCGCGACCGGTCGACGTTGTACTGGTTGGTGTTGTAGTTTCGGAAGTCGCCGTAATACTTGACCTTGTTGTCCTGGCCGATGCGCTGCAGCGCCTTCAGCGCCGCGCCGCTCTTGCCGGCTCCCGCCGCCGCAGCTGCGGAAGACGCCGCTCCCGATTGCTGCGAGATATCGTAGTTGGCCGCCAGGGCCTCGGGAGAGGCCTCATAGGCGTCGTAGCTGACGTCCAGGGTCTTGTCGTATTCCGGGCGGGTGTAGGTCGGCGCCTCGTAGACGTTCGGCACATAGGCGGCCGGAGCCTGTTGCGCCGTCGGACGGGTGTAGGTCGGCACCTGGGCGGCGCTGGACAGCTGGACGTCGGTCGCCGGCGCGGCGGATTGGCTCGCGGAGACCGTCGGAAGATCCCAACCGGCGGCCTGGCCATAGCGCGCATAGTGGTTTGCGGCCTTCTCCTCCGGCGTCGAGCCTACAAAGCCGCCGTTCGGATCGTTGATCGCCGCCTGAAGGTCGGGATGGGCCGCGATATACGCGCTCCAGTCCGGCGAGCCCGCGGCGGGCGGCGAATACGGGGTGGCGCTCGCATAGATGTTGCCGGCCGCGCCTTGAGCCGGCGTCTGGGCCCCGGCGCCGCTGGCGTAGATGTTGCCAGATCCCAGCGTCGAGCCGGTTGGGATCAGGCCAAAACGGGCGGCCAGCGCGTTCGTGGACAGATCGCCTGCGGCTCGGCTTGTCGCCGTGTTCTGCTGGGCGATCTGCATCGCTTCGCGCTGCAATGCGGTGTTCTGGTCGGTGGCGTACTGCGATGCCTGGGCGGCCGTCTTGGCGGCGGATTTCGCGGCGCCTCCGCCAAGAAGGCTTCCCGCCGCAGAAATGCCGGCCGCGACCAGAATGTCGTCGATCCCGAACAGCCGAACGATCCCGGACGTGTCCTTGCTCGTGACGGCGCGAAGGTCACGCATGAAGCTCTCCTTGATCATGGACCGGGATCCTCGCCAGGGTCCCACGGCGGCGTGGGCGGCTCGCCGGGCCAGGTGGGGAAGTCGAGCGGGTCACCGCACCCGCTGATGTCGGTCATGGTCGCGCCGGCGACGGTGGCGACGGCGCACTGGGTGAAGACCAGCCGGGCGTTCGAGGCGTTCGAAAGCTCGATCAGGTATTCCGACAGGTTGTTGAGGTAGACGACGTTCTGGGTGACCGTCAGGAGCAACTGCAGGATCAGGGTCTGCTGCTGTTGGAGCTGCTGGGTTAGCGTGTCCTGCGCTTCTTCCTGATCCTGGATCTGCCTCGACACCCGCTGCCAGAACAGCATGAACTGCGGTGTCGGATTGCCCTTCTTGTCGACGATCGCGACGCCGGCGGCGAGTGTGGGAAGCTCGAAGGCCATCAGCGAACGACCTCGTTGTAGCGTGCCGCCCGCAGGGTGAACTCGATGGGGTCGCTGACCCGAAACTCGAAGAGGTGGGACGGCGGATCCATGCGACCCAAGCCCTTGAAAGCCGGCCGCTGGGTGTAATCACCCTGCAGGCCGAGGCTGGCGTAGGTCCAGTCGAGCCAGGTCTTGCCATTGTCGCGGCTGACGCGCGCGCCAACCTTGGGATTGTCGACCGGGTAGTGGAGCGAGGCCGACCCGACCGAACACTCCAGGATCACATTGAAGCAGCTGTCCGTATCGCGGACCGGCAGGAGCGCCGGATAGACCCGCACCAGCGGATCGCCGTCATCGTCCAGGGCGTCGGGCGAGAGGACGCGGAGCTTGCCATCAAACGTCCCGCCGATGACCCAGCGGCCCTCCGAGAGCTTGGCGCCGCAACTGGCGTTGAACAGCGAACGTCCCAGCGAGGCGAACTCGCACCATTGACTGGTCGTGAAGTCGAAGGCGTGCGTCCCAAAACCCGGCACGTCGAGCACATAGAAGCTGTGGCCGTCGGCGCTGAACATCCAGCCGCCAAGCGTTTTGGCGGGATCAGCAGCATCCAGGCCAGGCCGCGAGCGTCGGATGATCTCGACCATACCAGCGTCGCTTATGGGGATCGGTAGGGCCTCGCCCGAGCGATAGACCTGGTTGTCGTCGCCGACCCACGCCGCGAGGTCGCCCATCGCGATCGAATGGACGCTGGCGCATCCCACCTTGGATGCTCGGCCAAGCACGCGCTGGGCCGGAAGGTCTGGATCGGCGACCGGGGTCCAGTATTCGATCGACGAACGACCCAAGAGGATCAGCTCGTCTCCCGAGACAGCCAGGCCCTCAAGCTTGTCAGGCGAGCTCTCGGCGCTGAAGTAGTTCAGGGCGTCGACAGTGGTCTCGCCCGGCACGGTGAAATAGACGCGCCCGTCGAGCACGGTGGCGATCCAGAACCGCCCGGCAAGGAAGACGACGTCCAGAACCTCGATGTTATCCGGCATCTCGACGACCGACACCGTCGTATCGAGGTGGAGATAAAGCACGCCCGCCCGGACGATCATCGTGTTCGCGCCGTCGGTGGCCATGCGAACCCGACCCGTGCCGGCCACGCCGGTCCCGGCCGTCGTGATCAGGCCAGCGGTCGAGACGGCGTAGGCAGAGGTCCCGGAGACGCAAAGCATGCCGTCGGCGTCATCCTCGCGGCGGATCACGCCCGCCACCGATGACCCGGCCAGGGTCGCGAACGGTTTGAGGCCCGGACGTCCGATCATCGAAACCTGATCGCGGACGTTGGTCGGATCCTGCTCGAAGAAGGCGTTGACCAGGCGGATCGGCGAATTGTCCCGGCGACGATAAGCGCCTCTGGCGATGGGCAGCGACGACATCAGCAGAAGATGCCGGGAGTTGCGTCGCGCCGGCCGTCCGCGCCTTGGCGGATCCGCGTCTCGAAGGCTTGGGCCCGGCGGCGAGTTTCGTCCCCCAGCTTCTGACCGGTGTCGTCGCTGAGAGCACGGGCCAGGCAGCACGCCAGGCCGTCGGCGCCCAGAGCCGCAAGCGGCGCCTCGTCAGCTTCGATCAGAGCTTCGATGTGGACCCACTGGCCGCGCCAGGCGTCCCAGAGGTTGGTGGTCCGCTCGCCGGTCGCCGGGTTGATCACCACGATCAGCGCGCGGTTGCGTGGGCGGTCGTCGCGGCAGAACCCGAAGCCGTAGTCGTCGCTGTAGGTCAGACCGTCGACCTGGGTGTAGTCCGGTAGCGTCACGGCGGCGGTCGAGCGAACGCGCTCACCGGCGCGCGCCGTGTAGGCGCTGTCCTTGTAGACGTCGCGCAGCGGACCGAACGAGCCGCCCGAGGCCCATTCGTCGAACATCGACTGAAGGGCCGCCATTCCCATGCGAGCGTCGGCGTCACTGGGATTTTCGGTGCGGCCGATGTGGCCGACCTTGCGCAAGGCGCGTGTGATGATGTCCCGGCAATTGGGCATCGGATCACCTCACGATGAAAGGGGTGCGCCCCACCCGGGGGATGGCAGGCGGGGCGCTGGGACGAGGAGGGATCAGGCCTCGTCAGGCGCGGTGGCGGCGTCGAGAACCGCTTCCAACGCTTCGATGTCCGCGTTCGGGTCGAACTCGACGCCCAGGCCTTCCAGCTGTGCGATCAGTTCGGCGCGGATTGGGTCGACGGCGGCGATGAACTGCGCTTTCGCCTTGCGGGCCTTGGCGCCGCCCTTCTTGCCGTTGCCGTCATGGTCGAGGGGATCGGCCTCGACGAAGAACGGATTGCTCTTCAGCGTTGCCTTGTGCTGCTCCGGCAGGTGGCCGACGTCGACCGGCTCATCGCCGACGACGACGCCAAACACCTCGACGAAGCGCGGATTGTCGGCCTGGGCCAGAAGCTCCAGGTCGTCAGTGAGGCGGATGAACATGTCAGCGCCTCCTAGTTGGTCACATAGTCGATCAGGACCTTGATGGTCCCGGCCGCCGCCGTGGCCGGCGCCGTGGTCACCTTCACCTGAACCAGGGTGTCGGCGGTGTACTGGTAGCCGAAGCCGGTAAGCGGCGCGATGGCGGCGGTGTGGCCGCCGGCCTGGCCGATCGTGGCGCCGGTGATCAGGCGATCGTCATCGCCAGCGTCGCCGACGGCCAGGACAACCGCAGGCGAACCGCCGGTGTCGATGTCCGTCGACGAGAGCTGGCAGCCGACGATCTCGGCGCCCTTCGGGATCATGATCCCGCCGAGCAGCGCGCCCAAGGTCAGTTGGCCGGCCGTGACCGCGATGGTTTGGCCGACGCTGATCCGGTCGTTCGAGGACGTGCTGGTCTTGGCCGGCGGCGTCGGGTTGGTGGCGACGTAGGTTGGGAAAGCCTTAGCCATGGGTCAGGCGTCCTTAGGCGCTGCGAGCAGCGTAGATCGAGACGATCCCGTGCTGCTGGTTGTTGAAGAAGGTCTTGTCGACCGAGCGGAGTTCTTCGGTGCCGACGCCCTTGATGAACCCGTAGTCGTCATCCTTGCGCTGGGTGCCGATCGGGTCCTGCCCCCAGCCGACGACCATGGCCTGGGCGCCGCAGAGATAGCCGGGGTCAATGTTGGCCGAGGAGCCGCCCACGGGGCCCAGGCTCGGAAGCTCGGGGATCTCGTGGATGATGACGCCGCGATAGACCAGGTCGCCGTCTTGGAAGTACGGGTTGCTCTCGACCTCACGCGGACGGGCGTCCTTGTTGTAGGCCTTGATGTCCGTGTCGTTGCGCAGGTCCGTCATCGCGTCGGTCGAGACGAACAGGAGGTAGAACTCCTTGCCGTCCGAGCCATTGCGATAGGGGCGGATCGCGCGCTGGCCGGTCGCCTTGTTACGGGTCCTGGCCAGCTTCTTGGCCGCATCGATGGTGGCCGCCGACCACTTGCCGGTCGAGGTGTTCACGTTGCCCAGGCCGGTGGCGAAAGTGGCCGAGTAGTTCGAAGCCGAGTTGCCGAACTGGATCCGGAACTGGTTGGCCGCGGCGAAGGCGTTGCGTTGGCTGGCGGTGGCCTCGATGTACGGGACCTGGCGGCCGATGCCTTCGTCCTCGTCATAGCGGTTGTCGTCTTCCGCCACGACCGACAGGGCGTCGATCATGCGATCGCGCATGTCGTCCGAAGACCAGATCTTCAGCACGTCCTTCTGGGCGCGGAAGAGGTCGATGGCCGCCTTCTGCTGCTGCGACTTCTTCACCGTGACGGCGTTACGGCGCCAGACCGGACGAGTCCGGAAGGCGAAGTTGTCGATCGGCTCTTCGTTGCCGGTCAGCTTGCCCGCACCGGTGCCCTTGCCGCGCAGAGCGCCGACCAGGGGAATGATGAGATCCTTGCCGCCGTCGATCAGCTCACGCTTGGTCTGGATGACCGCGTTCACGGACGACGACATGTAGGGGTTGAAGCCCGACTCGCGGACGTATTCGGTCCAGTAGTCCGACTGCCATTTGACCAGTTCGAGGTCAGCGGTGACGACGGTATCAGCCATCGTGGGTTCCTTTATCGATCGAACATCGCGGCGTAGGTGGCTTCGCCATCACGCACTTGCGGCGCGGCGACACGGCCGGCCGAAGGGGTGGCGGCAAGGCTGGGCCTCGGCGCGACAGGACGTTGTGGGGTGATCGGCGCCGGCGCGGGCTGAGCCGCGGGGGCCGGGTTCGACGGTTGGGAGGGCAGCACGAAGCCGAGTTCGGCGGCGCGCTTGCGAACGAACTCGTCGGGGTCGTCGCCGACCAGGGTCATCGCCTTGTGGCGTTTGAACTCCTGGAGCGCGAAGCCGACGGGGTGGTGATGGTTGAACGACTGGTGCCTGAAACCAGGGTCTTGCTCCGCACGCTGCTGAGCCCAGGCCAAGGCCTCAGGGATCATGGCGGCGTCCGGGCTGCTCTCCGCGATCAGCTTCGAATTGTTGAAGGCTTGGACCTTCAGTTCGTGTTGGATCGTGGCGGCCTGGTGGGCTGCAAAGCCTTCAGGATCCTCAAAGGGGTCCGGGATTTGCGGCGGGTTGATCTGCGCTTCGAGGGCGCGGGCGCGGGCCTCGGCCTCCTTGGCGCGGTCCCGGGTGTCCAGCAGGGCGGACAGCGGCACGTAGCCAGGCGGCGGCGCATTCGGCGTGGGCTGGGCTTGCGGCTCGACCGGAGCGACAGGCGCTTCGGGTTCGGCGGCTTCCGGCGGCGCGGCCTCCGGTTCCGGCGCGGCGAGAGCCGGCGCGGCTTCGGCGGTCACGGGCGCTTCGCCCAGGTCGGAGGGTTCATCCGACAGGAAGTCAGGCAGGTCAGTCATATTTCACCTTGGAGCGCCCGATCAGCGGCGGCCTGTTCGCACCCTCTCAGCCGGCGCGTAGCTGCGATCGCCCGTTGGCCCCGGCGGCGGGCATGGGATCAGCCGGCTTGTTGAAGCCAGCTTTCCAGCATGGGGTTCTGGGCCTGCTGCGCCTTGATGGCGGCTTCGGCCTGGGTCTCGGCGGTCTCGGCCTGGGTCTTGCCGACCTTGGCTTCCGTCTCGGCGGTTTCGGCGGCGGCCTTGCGTAGGGCCAACTGCTGCACCGGATTGGGGTTCTGAGCGGCCTGGGCGGCCTGCTCCTGGCGAGCCTTACGACGGTCCATGATCTGGGCCTTGTGCGGCAGCGCCGACAGCGCCAGCAGGTCGTCGAACGGCACCTCCTGCGGACCGTAAGCGCGGGCCAGTTCCGACAGGATCTGGAATTGCTCCTGCTGGACGTTGGTGGTGTCCGGCACGCTGTCGAGGATGATGTCGATCTCCATCTTGGCGATGGCGTTCTCGACGCCGACCTGAACAGGTACGCCCTGGACGATCGGCTCACCGCTCCACGTGTCGTAACCGACGACCTGGTCCTGCACCTCGATCACCGGCCGGTTCAGGTGCAGGAAGCGCCAGGAGTTCTCGTCGTCCGTGATCCGCTTGACCATCGGCTCGGTCCAGAACTGGCGGACGCGCTCCCACGCCTTGACGAGGGTCGACTCCTCCCACTTCTTCAGGGCCTTGAAGACTATCGCCAGCTCGGTCAGCCCGGCTTGCTGGCGCACGAGGTTGGCGCGGCCGCTCTGGTTCTCCCCTTCCCTGCCGAGCACCGCCGGATTGACGCCGGCGCGCTGGATGGCCTGCTTGTCCTCCTGCAGCAGACGGTAGTTGCCCTCGAACATGTCGGTGGTCGGCACCACCTCCCAGCCCGCCGGAAGCACACCGTCAGGGCGCGCGGCCTCGCGACGGGCGGTCTCGGCGTCGACCTCGGCCGCGTCGGGCTCACGCTGTTGGATCTGGCGCGCGCTCGTCAGATAGAGGAGCTTGGACTTGCGCTTGTTGATGCCGTCCTGGTTCGATCGCCAGTCCGACACGACGCCGTAGCGGTTGTTGTCGTCGTCGACGTAGATCGCCGCGGCGCTGATCGGGTTGGCCGGCTGCTTGTCGTCGTCGAGATAGGGGCTATCGCCCGCCTCCAGCAGCAGAGAGCCGGTGAAGACCACCTTCTTCCAGCCGCCGTCCTGACGGTACATCTCGACCACCAACAGGCGCTTCAGCTTGGGGTCGGTCCAGAGCAACGCCATGTTGTTCTGCGGCCGGTCGTCGAAGGTGGCGTTGGTGTCGCCCATGCTGCACTGGGTGCGCAGCTCGGCGGCGAACTCCGGGTAGATCTTGGCGACGTCCTGGACGTAGGACCACTTGGCGATGCCCATGAACGCCGCGTCCGAGAAGTCGGTCTCGCGGCTGAACGGGTCGTAGAAGAATTCCTCGAACCGGATCCGGCGGACGACGACGTTCATCCGCTCGTCAACTTCGGTGATCGAGGCGCCAATGCCCTCGATCAGCATGTTCTCGAACACCTTGAGCTTGATGTCGTGGAGCTTGGTGTCGTCGTAGACCAGCTGCAGGACGTCCGTCGCCGCGTCGGCGGCGTTCTCACGGTCCGGGGTGCGCGGCGCGGCCTTTGGGTCCGTCTCGCCCCGCTCGACAACGCCGATCATGCCGTTGATCGCCGGCTTGATGACGTTGTCGACCTGGGGCGGCTGCCGACGATCGGCCAGCACCTTCAGGTCAGCCGGGCTGATCTGCTTGCTGTCGTAGTAGCGGCGGTTGGTCCGCGCCTCCTCGCGGGCCTTCTGCTGGGCATCGCAGGCGTTTTGGAAGTCGCGCTTGAGATCGCCAAGCTGGGGCGCGTAAGCAGGCTGAGCCTCTTGGGCCTGGTCGGTCATGCTGACATCCATGTTGGCCCTCCCTGGCTGCGGCTGGCGGCGTAGTCGTCACGCTTGGGCTTGGCGCGCTCGGCTGGGCGCTTCGCCGCCTTGCGCACTCCCTCGTGGGCGTAGCGAAGGGCGTCGATGACGTGGTTGTTCTTGTCGTCGAGGATCGGGAGGACTTCCTCGGTGTCCGGGTCGACCTTGAACGAGTAGGTCGCCAGTTCGCGGGCCGTGTTCACGCAGCGCTCGTGCACCACGATGTCGAAGGTCTTCAGGAACTCGATGCCGTCTTCCACCGAGCCGGCCCCCTTCACGGCGGGCAGGATCTTGAAGCCTCGCCGGCGCATGTAGCGGATGGTCTCAGGCCGGGCGCTGTCGGCGGTGATCCGCCACTTCAGCGCCCCGGTGACGCCCTTGCGCCGGTTCGGATTGGTCCAGCGTTCAGCCGTATGGTCCTTCGGACAGTCGCCAGCGAACAGGGCCGGCGTGTCGTCGATCTCGCACCCGATCTCCCAGGCCTCCTCGTCCACGAACAGGACGCGGCCGCTCGGGTCGTCGATCGCCTCGCCATTCGGACCCCACCGGCCAATGAACGCGGCCGCCAGAGTGGTCGGGTCCTGGGCAAAGCCCCAGTCGGCCCCGAACCGTCGGTTGGCGTTCCTGGGCGTGTCGAACTTGGCGACCCGCCAGTTCGTGAACACCAGCGCGTTCGTGCGCTTGAGGTATTGCCCAAGCCAGACGTGGTTGAACTTGTCCGGGTCGCGGAGGCGGTCGACCTCCATCTCGTCCCGCAGCTCCTGGGGGAACCACGGGTTGTCGGTGTAGTTGGCCGTGACGACCACGGTCCCTTTCGGCGGGTGCGGTCCGCACAGCAGAGCCTCGATCGGATCGTCGGGCTTCTCCGGGTTCCAGCTGGCCCAGATCTCCGAGCCAGGCTTGCGGAAAGTCGGGCGAAGCAGGTCCAACGATCGCTGGCTGAGCGACTGGGCCTCCTCGATCCAGCAGACGTCGTAGCCTTCCAGCGACTTGATGCTGTCGGCCGTGTGGTTCTGCATCCCCTGGAAGTCGATGCGACCGCCCTTCCCGGCGCCGGCGATGACTTCGATGTGGGTCTCAAGGACGCGGAAGAGGTGGGACAGCCCGCGCGAGCGGATCTTGTCCTCGATGAGCTGCTTGACCGACTTGGCGATCGACTTCTGGACTTCACGGACGCAGACGGCGCGCGTCTCGGCGCCAACGCATCGCGTAACCAGCAGGTCGGCGAAGAAGTGGGACTTGGCCGAGCCCCGCCCGCCCTTCGCGCCCTTGTATCGGCTCTTGGCGAGAAGCGGGACGAAGACCCTAGCTACCGGAACCCGGAGCCGCATCGACCACGACGTATTCCACGGCGGTGACGGTCTGGTTCACGTCGACCTCGCCTTCTAGCTCGACCGACTGCTTGGGCTTGCCGTGCGCCCTATCGAGGATCGCATTGGCCGCAGCGACGCGAGCCGCCGCCGGTGACTGGGCGTTGCCCATGATCTCGGCCAGGGTCGTCAGCGCCGACTGGCTGTACTCGCTCGCGGCCGCCTTGATGTCGGCCGTCGCCTTACTGACCGCGCCCTTCGGCCGGCCCGCGCCTTCGCGCTTCCCGCCTCGGGTGGGCATGGTTTGATTTCCTTTGATTGTTTTTCAGATAAGCGAGCACCTGCTCGAGAGACGGCCCGATATGGGGAATTGCGCCTCGACAGGCCCTGAGTTGCAGCTAAGCTTATGCACACTCATGGAGGGCGAAATGACGATTACGTTTGGCACGGCTTTTCGTCGACGCAGCAGCAGAGAGATTGCCGACGGCACGTTTGTTGTCGCGGAGCTGGGAGATGCCTTTTTGCTTTGCCTGAAAGGCGGAACACAGCACGAGGCGCTCTATGCTGTGCTGGCCCAGCAGGGATCCGAGTTGAAGGGCGCTGTGCCTACGTGGGTCAACGCTTTGGGGATGGGAAGTGAAGTTTGTCCCTTAGAGGGGCTTCACCTCGAATTTGGGCCGGGCGCTTTCCAACTCCCTGTTGCGACAACGGCACCGAAGAACGGCGCTATCGCGATCGACGAAAATGGCGGGCACTGGCTCTATCTGAAGGACCAGAACACACCCGGCGTGCAGTATGTGAACCTCGCGACTGGGGAGTTCCGCGCCCAGATCGGACCAAATCGCAGCTTCTTCCAAGAATGGCGGATTGTCTGGCGGGAGAGCCCCGACCACGATCCGGTAACGGTCGCCAGCATGGGCTCCGCGCCTCATTGGCACGTTGCCTAACACCTTCCCGCCGCCAGCCTTCGCCGGTGCGACGTGCGACGTGCGACTAATCGGGCTCGGGCCGGCAATGCGGCTCGATATCAGCAAGCATCTGGCGGATGCCTGCGGTGACCTCCGGAGGGCGGTCGGCTCGCGCGCTGCGCTCATGCATCGCGATCATCTCGCGAAAGAGCAGCAGGGAAATCGCCGGGTCTGCGCCTTCCGGGGCCATAAGGTGGAAGGCTCTGTACTTTGGCCCGAGCTGGTCGGCGATCGACCAGGGAGTATAGCGAACCCAGGGTGCGGGCCGGCGCCTATGTGGGCGATCCCAGCCGCCGATCTCGAATCCCGCGGCGATGTCTTCGCGCAGGACCGGCTCATCGTTGACGACCTCGACAATCTCGCCGTGGCTGGGTCCACCGATGAGCATGTAGCTGGCCATGGTCGAAGCCTAGCCCACATGCCAGGCACGAAAAAGCCCCGGCCGATGGGTCGGGGCTGGCGGCGCAACTGCGCTGTTTGAACTTTCGGTAAATCTCAGGCTGTTCGGCGCGCCTGTCAAGCGACCACGGGTCAAGGAGTTGCATTCGGCAATGTCGCCCGCCATGGTGGTTTTCACACATGGCTTAGAAGGGACTTCCGATGTTCAAGTCTGTCGCAGTAGCCCTGATAGCATTTGGACTAGCTCTCACTCCGGTAGCTCAAGCGGTTGGCCAAACTGGGCCTGACTACATTGGCGTATTCGAAGCGGTGAACGAAAAGGGTTCGCGCTTGGAGTTGGAGCGGAAGACCCCCCAAGCGAAAACGAAGCTGAAGGCGCTGGGTTTTGCTGGCGGCGCGTCGGAATACGTCATTAGCGGCGGCACGTCGCCAGTGCGTTTCAACGCTGGACAACGGCTTGAGTTCGTCGTTCGGGTTCAAAGGCAGGACATCGATCCATACTCGACAGTGCAATTCTTTACCCTGGTGCCCAAGCAGAGTACGCGCCATTTGCCGATAATGTCCGCTGGAGCTCTTGGTATCGGCTCCTCTCGGCAGCTAGAAAGCCGCATAGTAGAGTTTACCGCTTCAAAATATGGGCAGAATTTTTTCAAAATCCGCCCGAAGATTAACCTGCCGCCTGGCGAATATGCTCTCAGTACATCCGACGGAAAGGACGCATTCCTTTTCGGGGTCGACTAGCACCGTACGCTCCCTCGGGGCTTCAAGCACCCTTGGGACGCTGCGGAATGGCTTGCCGCCGTGTAGCGTCTTTCCGCGCCTCGCTCTGATCCGGTCTTGGCGGCTTTCTCATCAAGCCCTTTGATCACGATGCCGCCCAATCACGGCGATTGCATCGCGGGCAAACACCTCTCTATGGTGGCGCTTCACTGCAGCCTTGGGAGGGGCACATGGGAAGCTTAGGCCCGGTCCACTGGATCATCGTGCTCGTGGTCGTCGCCACGTATATCATACCCGTCGCGCAGATCCTCAGGCGCACCGGCTTCTCCGGGTGGCTTGCCGTCCTCGCGCTCATCCCGCTCGTGAACCTCGTCCTCTTCTGGATCTTTGCGTTCGCGCCTTGGCCGCGCGATCACAGCGCCGCCTAGCGGCTGGGAGAGGGGAATGCTTAGGCGCTTATCAATCGTCGCCGGCATGGCGATGGCACTGTCTACCCCAGCGGCGGCGTCTGAGTACCGCCAGACCTTCAAGCGGCCCGCTTCGGAGGTCTACGCAGCGTTAGTCAAAGCGCTGCCTGGCCTTCGGTACAAGGTCAAATCGCAGAACGACGAGCTGATGCGGGTATCGCTGTCAGCGGGAATGTCCGGATTCTCGATGGGGGAGAACATGACGGTGGCCATCGTCGAAGAGGGCGAGGGGCGCTCAGCCCTCGAGCTTGATGGCGAGCTGAAGATGTCGACCAACATCTTGGCGAAGGGGCGCGTGATGAAGCACTTCAACACGATCGTCGATGCCGTTAGCGCCGAGCTTAAATCACCGGCTCAGCCATAGCCCCTTACCCCTTGGAGGGGGAATGAGACACAACAAGCTGATCGCTTCGATCGTGTTGTCGCTGACCCTGGCATCGTGCGGCCCGCGTGCCGATCCAGCCATTTGCTCAACACCCCCACCAGTCTCTACAACGACCCCCGGGCCTAGACCCTGGCCTAATGCGCAGGGATGTGTCCACCGATGGGCTTACCGCTTGGCGGGGAGCAGTGAGCCGGCCGATCGCGTTGCAGAAGCCGTCATCGGTGGATGCCGCGACGCAATCGACAAGATCGTAATCGAGCATCTAGCCGATGGCGGCGCCGTGCCCGCACGCGATCCGATATCCGGCAGGCCGATGGACGAAAGAGCAACGGTTTTCCAGGAAATGCGGACGCTTGCTCTATTTCACGTAATCCAGGCGCGGACGGGCCATTGCGCAGTTCCGTAAGGATCCGGCCGCCGATCTCCACAGCAGCCCCCCCTTACCGGTGGGGCTTTTCAATTGGCTCCCAGCGACCCAGATCCGCCACCTACTCAATCGGCACTTCGTAATTCCAAGCGTCTTCGAGCTTGGACTGAACTTCGTCGATGTCGCCCTGCACGTAGATCTGATCGGTCTGCCCACGGATCAACAGTCTCGTTGTTTCGCCAGGTTTGGCTACCGAGATAGTTTGGACCTCTTGCGGGTTCACCCGGATCGGATGACCGCCGATTACAGCAAAGCCAGCGTAGCGAGGCATCATGGAGACCTGTGGTTGAATGGCGCGATTTGGAACAGCCTTGAAGCGTTTTTTGCACCGCTAAGCTGCTCCGACAAGGTCTCGCTGCCGAAATCTCGACCGCTCATTTCCGCTTACAATCGTTTCGAGCCCATCGATCAGCAGCCGCTGACGGCGCCTCGCCGGGCCGGGAACAACCTCCCCCCTCGCCTGCCAGATGACCCACTGCGGCCAGTGGCCCAGGATCGCCACCGAGAACAGCTCGCGCGCCTGCTCCGGCTTGAGGACGGCCCAGATCTCGCGAAGCTGGCCGGGCACGACGGGGAGCGGGTCGGCCTGGCGCGGCGCCGGCGTCGACGGACGTGCCGCCATGACCACGGCGTCGAACAGTCGGTTGACGTCCGCCGACGGCATGTTCGCCCAGTTCAGCTTCTCGCCGATCAGCGCTCGATCTTCCTTGGACAGGACGCCGAGGTCCGACGGGTCGCGGGACACCGCCATTACCGGGAAGCGGATCCCACGGTAGAGGCGGATGAACAGCTGGGCGGCGTCGTAGCGCTCCTGGGTCAGCCAACCGCGGGCCAGGGCCAGGTCGAGGGGGTGTTCGGTCTTGGTCAGGTCGACCGCCTCGCCATCCTTGGCGCCCAGGAGAGCCCGGCGCATGGCGACCACCCGGCTGTTGGGCTTCACGTCGGGCTTGAGCTTTCCGGAGGGGTAGCGGTCGCCGGACTTGCGGGGGCGGCCGTTCTTGAAACTACGCATGTGATGTTCCCCGACTTTTTACGATCAGCGGCCGCGGCCACCGGGCGCGATGCCGGCGCGGCGCATGTGTTCGGCGATGGGCAATCCGTCGACCGTGCAGGCAGCGATGACCCGGTCGTATGATTGGGTCTGCCCGTTGTGGCCGCGCTCCACGGTGCAGGTTGCGCGCCGGCCGACGAGGCGATCCATCGCGCGCTTCGCCTCGCGGCCGCCCAGGTCGTGCAGTTCAGGCGCGAACCAGCGCGCTTCTCGGATCTCCAGCCATTGGGACGGGTCGCGACCCAGTGCCAAGCAGAAGCTGTCCCCGTCGCCGACGTAGATGATCGGCGCTGAGACGCGCTGGCCGGGCCGATAGCCCGACACAGGCGCCTCACAAGGGTCTGCAGCCGCCACGCCGGCGATCAGGGTAAAGGCGGCTGCGGCACCGAGGCGCGCGATCAGACCTATGGTTGACATGGTGATTTCCCCGACTTGAACAGACGCTTCAGGATTGATCTTCGGCCGCAGGAAGCGGCGGTTGGTCTACGCACTCGCGCTCGTCCAGGCCGGTCATGGCGCGGTAGATCACCAGCTTGCGAAGAGCCGACATCCGCAGATCGTGGGTGGTTGTCGGCGAATGGCCGATCCGCATCGGGACGCGGTCGCTCCTCGCGCTCTCGGCCAGGACTGCGAACTCTTCCATGGTCAGCTCGGCGCGGATTTTCCTGATCAACTCCCGAGCTTCCGGCGCTGCAGCGTGGACGAGCCCCTCGAACCATTCCTCCGCCCGTTCTTGCTTGGGCGTGCGGCTGAAGTAATGGTCGCCTTCTTCGCGTCGCCTCTCGAGCTCTCTCTCGCGCCGCTTGGCTGCGGCGGCTGCACGGGCGGCTTGGCCGACAGCGAATGGCGGCAGATAAGGCGGAGCTTTTCGCTGGGCGATCTTGCGGCGCTTTCGGTCGGCCTTTGAGGTCATCGTTGGGTCTCGCTTCCAAAAATGAGATTCGTGGTTTGTTCTATTGTAGCGCGAGGGCGCCTCTACACGAATGCCGAGCGCTCTGGCGCCAACGGCGGGATCATCGTGGGATCCAACGGAATCGGGAGCGCGGGTACATTGCCCGTCTCGGCCGCCGTCATCTCCGCAAGGCTCGTCTCCAGCGCGACGCGGCCTTCCAGGGTCATCCAGGCATGCCGATGAACAGTACGGAGCTCGTCGTGCTGCTTCTTGCAGGCGGCGAGGAAGACGGCCGGCGCTGGGAGAAACTCGTTGGTTGGGTCGCGCATGATCGCGTCGCAGGCCAGCGCGACAACAGCGGGCGAGTAGCCATCCACCTCGCACAGGTGGACGAGGTTTTCGCGGTAGGTCACCGCGCTGTGCGGCCGCGCATTGGGGAAGCTGTCGATCAGCCGGCCGATGATCACGCCGCTTTGGTTTCGGCTGGGCTTCGCGCTGCAGGCTGCCTTCATCGTGATGAGGACCTGCTCGGCTTGCTCTCGCGACACGATCTGCGCCAGGTTCGCCTCCAGATATTCCCGCTGCTTCGCGCAGCGTTCCGGCGGGTTGTTGGCCACAAATCCCGCTGCGTCCCAGCGCGCGTTCCTGGCGGCAAGAGCGATGCTGAAACTGTCCGACTTGGTGCCGAACCAGGCCTCGCGCGCCCGGCGAACCGGAGCGACGCAAAGGCGGTCGATTTCGGCGATCTGGTGGGCCTTCTTCTCGGCCTCGGATTGATTGGCGGCGACAGGCGCCAGGGCCCGGGCCGCGCCGCTGCGTGCGACGTGGTTCATCTGATCAGTCCTCAAGGGTCATGCTGCCCATGGCGTCGTCCATCGACGACCACTGGTGGCGGGGTTGGTGGGATTGGCGGGGGCTGAAATCGAGGTCGTCTTCCCAGCGGCGGCCGTTCAGCCAGGTCGCGCCGTTCGCTGGGAGCGTTCCGGTGTGGCGGAGCCATTCGCCGTAAAGCTGAGCCCGCTCGGAAAGGTGCGGAGCCGCGACGCCGGCGAACCGCAGCACGTTGGCGAACGCCAGGAGCGCCGCCTGTTTCGAGACCTTGTGGGGGTAGACCGCCCACCAGCTCTCGAACTCGCCGCGCTCGTCGGCGGTGATGTTCGAGGGCGTCGGCTTGGCTGGCCTGCTCCGCCTGGGCCCAGCTTCGGCCGGGACCAGCGAGCAGCCCGCCCCGTCGAGCGCCAGCGTCGGAGCCAGGATCGGATCGCTGGCGCGCACGTCAGGTTCTGAACGAAGTGAAGAACCTTCTTCTTTTAGTTCCCTTTCCCTTTCCCTTTCCCTTGGGATTGCTGAGGGATCGGAATTCCCGGCTTTTTCGGTCCCAGTAGGAATCCCAGTGGGATCGTCAGGCGTCCCAGTGGGATCGCTGAGGGAAGGCAACGGCGATCCCAGAGGGATGCCCGCGAGGCACTTCATCACCGTGTCCTTGGCCAGGACGGGCGCGAGCGGATTGCGCGCAGACAGCATTGCGGCCGCGTCGCGGATCTGCTGCTCAAGTGCCGCGCCATCGAACGCGACCTTCCATCGCTTGGCGTTGCCGAGGCCGCTCTTGACCCGCTGAAGCAGCTTCTCAAGCCACGAGATCAGCGCCGCTTCTGCGATCACGGGATGATAGAGGCGACCGTCGTCGGCCTTGATCCAGCCGCGCATCGCGACGGCCTTCACCTTCCTGAAGGTCTTCACGTCGAAGCCCAACTCGGCGAGATGGCATAGCTCGTCGTCGTCATCTGGCAACGACGCGGCCGGCACCTGATGCCAGGCCCGGTACCAGAGCTTGTGGCCGATCATCCAGGCGATCGGGTTGCGAGACGCCGTCGCGTTGAAGCTGGAGGCGAACAGGCGCGGGACATCGATCGACATCCTCGGGAAGTCGCGCAGATCGCAGTCAGATGGTGTGAAGGGGGCGGTCATAGGGCGTCAGCGCCATCGACCACGAGCCTACGCACTCGCTTGGCGCCGATCTCGGCGATCCGAGCGGCTTGTTCCGGACCTGCCATCTCGGCGGCTAGATCGATCGCAAGCGTCGCGACCTCCAGGAAAGGATCGTCGAACGAGGCATAGCCGTCCGTCCAAATGTCGCGCTGATAGCCGTACTCGTAACTCAGGGCGACGACGAGCGCCTTCAAGCGCTCCTTCGTCCCTGCCCAGCGGCGGAAGTACGCAGCCATGATCGGGTCTTCCGCTTCAGCAGCCTGGCGCGGCGCGAAGGCGATGACGTTGTCGCTCATCGTTCCAGTTCTTTCATGCGGCGCTCGGCACGGATGCGCAGCGCGCGGCCATAGTTCGCGACAGGATCAGCGGCCCGGCTGAGAAGGCTCCCGACGCGGGCCTGGACGCCCAGGAGCGCCAGCAGCAAGACCTTCTTCCAGCTCGGTGAATTCACGCTCGCGCTCCATCGCTTTCAGTTGTTCCCGGCGCGCGTCGTCAGCTTGGGCGACGATGAAATCTCGGAGCGTCGTGCCGGTAACCGCGGCGCCCACGTCGATCAGAAATCCGAGCCCGTAGACCATCGACAGGCGGGCGATCGATCTCCCGCTGAGATGGCCCGCCAAGATGTTCTCGGCGGTCTTGGGCGTGCAGTTGAGGTCCCGCGCCACGTTCTTGGCGGTGTGGACCGGATGCCTGGCCCGGAGCCGCTTTGCGACCTCCTCGGCGAAGCACCCATCGTCGAAACTTCTGGCTTGGGGGAGAACTCCCACGAACGCATCCCTCATCGCTGGCATGACTGTCTCGTCGGCCAGGGATTGGCCCCGCCGGCGGATGCGCGGGAGGGTTCATGAAGGACGATCGGACTTGCCGGTCCGAGCAGTATTGGGATGAAGATCTGGAGCGGTCGGGCGGACAGGCCCGGCCGTTCTGTGTTTCTGGCCCCGAGGAATTGCTCGCCGAAGCTGTCGACCACGCCATCGGCGCCGGCGCCTGCCGTCTGGCGGGACGGCTGAACCCCAGCGCCCAGGCCACGTGGAACGCCGTCGCCGAGGCGAAGCGTCGCCAGGCCAAGACGGCGCTGGCCGACTACCTTCGCGCGATCGGCGCTCGTCGCCGTGGTCGGTAAGGAGACCTCGCGCCAGCGGCTCGACAGAATAGAAGCCGCCCTCCCCCCGATCTTCGTAGAGATCGAAGCATTGAGGATCCTGTTCCAGCTGCTGATCGACTTCGACCTCCACCGGACCAACGGGACAGAGGTCGAGCCCCTGCTCTTCGAAATCCAAGGCGCCCTGGAGGACATGCTCGACGAGCTGGACCCGGACACCGAGGAGATCGCCGAGCAGATCCGGTTGGCGGCCATCGCGTCGGCCATGCTCATCGCCGATCGAGGCGAGAGCGAAGTGGTCGACATCGAGGTCGATGACGCGCCCCATGGCGGGCCGGCGAACGATGACTGAACCGGATGACTCGACAGCAATGGATCGCGCGGCGAAGCTGCACTACGATGAGTGGACAACCCGACCCGCCGAACTGGGCGGAAATAGCGAGCGCGATCGGCACCATTGCTGGTGTCGTGGTCGGTATTCCAGCGGCCGCACTCTATCTGCTCGACCGGCGAGCCGCGAAGCTGCGCACCTTGACGGTCCAGCCCGCGGACTTCGACGAAGCGCAGAATGCCGGTGTCTTTGTGGTTCGCTTCGTGCCGCCCGATCCGTTGACCCGCTACCAGGCCACCATCGACCTGGGCTTGGGCACCAAGCGAGTGCTCGCTATGGCCGAAGACATCCCTGGGCCACTCGGTCATCCGTTGCCGCCGCTCGACCATACGCCGTCGACGGGGACGCGCCGCATTACTGCCCAGCTCTACGAGAGTGGCTACGATCCTCAAGCCAGGAAGGCGAAGTTCTACGTCATTGGCCCGTCGCTCGCCGCACCCTTCAAAGTGAAAATAACCGTTCGCTCGTGGCCGGATGGTGTCCTCGAGGTCAAGAAGACCGTGGCACTCCGGGCAGGTTAGCCGAGCGAAAAAGTCTGTCAGATGGACTTCCATCAGATCCTCAGAGCTCGCGCCGAGAAGGCAAAGGCGAGAATGACGGAGCCGATGGCCATGGCCGACCAACCCAGGGCGCGCAGGGAGTTCCCGTCGCGAAGCGCGGCGGTCATGTTGACCCAAGCGCCCAGCGCGAAGGCGCCATCACCGAGAGCCGTCAGCATGTAGAGCGTATAAGCCGACATCAGGCGGCTCCTTCACGGCCAAGACCGGCCAATGACGATTGAGCTGGCATCAGGCGGCGACTCCAGCTTCGTCGTCCGGCGCCTGCCGTTCGGCCTTGATCAGCTGCAATCTTTCTTGGGCGCGCTCAAGCACGCGGACCGTTATGCCGCAACCCCTGCGGAGGCGATCCAGGGTGGCCCCTGAACCGAAGACAATGGTGCTGAGGCGAGCCGGACTGATGCCGATTAGCACTGCCGCCGCGTCGCACTCGTCAATGAAGGCTTGAACGCTCATGGGCAAACAGATGCGTAATATTTTCCGCCCAGTCAACGGCTATGCGTAATTTCTTCCGCTGGCCGTCGCCCTACACGCGCGTAATATCTCCCGCATGTTCGAATTGAAGCCCAAAGCCGCAGAGACCGACAGCCTGCTCCAAGAGCGGATCCGGGAGAGGCTAGAAGCGCTGCGCCGCAACCCGCGCGAAGTTTCCCTCTCCGCCGGGCTCGGCCCAGATGCCCTCAGAACGATACTTCACGGGCGGAGCAAATCGCCACGCAGTGACACGCTTCTTGCAATATCGAAAGAGCTTCAGTGCGATATCAACTATCTACTAGGTGTTACTAACAAAATTTGGCCCAGTGAATCGATAGAAAAACGGGACAATGGACTTTTAACTGGGGTCAGAAAGCTTGAAATATCAAACAATCTCTCCGAAAAGTGGCAAGACATAACTTCAGACATATCCTCCAGTGAGGAGGATAAATGTTACGTCGTATTCAATTCCGACATCTTCGGAATTCCTGAATTCTTACCTGGCTATCAACATCTTGAATATGTTGTTGATGGGCACGCTTCTAGCGTGGCCCCGAGGGGGTCGTATGTTCACTGCGTTGCATTCTTTGACCACAACCTTGCGCTTAAAGATAATGACCTGGTTATATTGGAGCGACAGCGGATATCTGAAGGCAATAATTCTATAAACATTGCAGAAAATCAGCGAACTATACGTCGACTGCGTATATTTGGCGATAACTTGGTTTTACAGCTACCAAACCCGTCAAGCTTAGCCGATAGTGAGGTTGTTCTTCCAAATTACCTGCCATCCGGCGAGCCGCAGATTTTTAAGTCACGAGAAGAAGCGCTCTCTATCCCTTCCCGAGTTCTGCGCTCTATCAACGTCATCTCCGGACCCACCATCGTGCGGAGCGCCACACCCGACGCTTAGCGGAAAATATTACGCATCGACCGTTGACGCGTAATTTTTTCCGCGCAATAAATTACTCCATCGACACCCGATGGAGCGCCCGCCCATGGCCGGCACGATCAGTCCGAAGCGCGTCCTTGCTGAAGGCCTAGAGCCTCGGCGTACCCGGAATTTGTTCCCGGCCACCTACGAGCGTGACGCCTCGATCGTCGCCGCCATGCTGGCCCGCAACGAAGCCCAGGCCGCCACGGCGCGCCGCGTCCTCCAAGCCGCGCTGAAGTCGGGCGACAAGGTCGTTGCCCGCTCCCAGCGTCGGCAGCTCGACCGCTTCGAGACCTATTCCCGCAATTGCCGCGAGCGCCTGAACCGGCTCGCGCGCCCCGCCACGCCCGTCGTCGCCGACGACCTGGCGCCCTTTCTCATGGCCGCATGAGTGAGAAGACCCATGCAACAGCAACAGGACCACGCTCCGACCGCGCCCGCCATCGGTGCTGCCGCCGAACCCACCATGTCGTCCCGCGAGATCGCGGATCTGGTGGAAAGCCGCCACGACAGTGTGAAGCGCACTGTAGAACGGCTCGTAGAGCGCGGCGTGATTGTCCAACCACCAATGGTGGACGAACCCGACACCGACGCCATGGGCCGATCGCGGTCGACCCAGGTCTACCGACTCTGCAAGCGCGACAGCTACATCGTGGTCGCCCAGCTCTCGCCAGAGTTCACCGCGCGGCTGGTCGATCGGTGGGAAGAGCTTGAACGTCAAGTCCGGCAGCCGGTCCAGGAGACGCCTGAGGCGCTGGCCTTCCGAGCGATGCAGGTCATGTACGCCACGATGGAGCAGCAGAAGGCTCAGCTCCTCGAGGCGATGCCGAAGGTCGCCTTCGCCGACAGCGTGACCGAGGCTCCAGACGCGATCAGCCTGGCCCAGGCGGCCAAGATCCTCGACACAGGCCGCAATCGCCTCTGCGCCGTGCTGCGCAAGGAAGGCTGGATCACCCGCACCAACGAGCCCTACCAGCGCCGGATCACCGAAGGCCTGATGGACGTGAAGATCGGGAGCTGGGAGCACCCGGAGAAGGGCCTTCAGCGCAGCGTCACGGCCCTGGTCACCGGCAAAGGCCTGCAACGCCTCCGCGCCATGCTCGACCACGGGACGATTCAATGACCGCCCGCGCCGTGGTCCGCCACCTTCCTGATTTCATCGTGCTGATCGCAGTCGTCGGCGCTGTCGCCAGCTGCGCCTGGAGCATCTGACCGATGGTCGGCCTTCGCACCGCTTTTCAATCCGCCAGTAGACGCGCCCCCTCCTACAGCGGCGCGCCCACTGGCTCGTCCGATCAACCTTGGGAGACTGAAATGGACATGCATATCGATACGACCTCGCACCTGGCCGCTCAAGCGGTTGAGACCCCGGCGCGAGCCGCCACCGACAAGGCCGCCGCGATGGCGGGCCCAGCCGACAATCCTGTCTCGCTGGCTACCCTGTTGGCCAAGCGCAACGCCATGATGGACGCGATCAATCTTCGCGCGCCCGGCGACGACGCCCCAGACGAGGAGGTGACGCAGGCCAACGAGGCGGCCTTTGCCGTCGAGCAGGAAATCCTGACGACGCCCTGCAGGACGGCCGACGACGCCGTCGCGAAGGTCGCCGCGCTGGTCGAGTTCATCAGGGAGGCTGGGTGCCCGGACGAGAGCGACGTCGAGAACGTCCTGGCGGACATCGGCCGGGTCCTGCGCGGCTCCAGCTATCCCGTTCGCGCCACGAAGGTGGACCGCCGGGATGCCCACTGGGCGCTGGCGCCGCATCAGACCATCACGTCCGCCGCCCTTAAGCTGACCGGCGATCTCGCCACCATCGTGGCCGCCGCCGAGGAGTACGACGTCAAGTTCGTGAAGCCGGCCAACGAGCGTCACAACATCCTAGACGAAGCGGAGGTCGTCGGAGACGAGAAGTCGCGGAGGGCGTCGGAGCTCGCCGAGGCGGATTGGCAAAGCCACCGCGATGCCTACCGCGCCATCGTCGATGCGATCTTCGACCAGAATCCGACCACGACCAAGCAGTTGGTGGCCCAGGTCGATACCTGGGGAGCGTTGCTGGCCCATGGCTTCTACCGAAACCACAAGGCCGACACCCTGATCGGCAAGCTCTACGAGGAGGACGCCATCAAGGTCGGCGAGCACATGCTGGCCAGCCTGAAGGGCATGACCGGTACCGATGGAGAGTGCCCGAAGCTGTCCGGCGCATCGATCATGCCGCTGGCCTGCAACACCGCCGACATCGACGCGATCGTCGCTGAGGCGAAGGAGCTCGCGAAAAACATCGGCCCAGCTCAGGACGCTTTCAACGAGGCCAACGAGGCTTGGACCGCTACCAAAGGGGAAGGCGAGGAAGGACTGCTCGCTCGCCAGAATGAGGCCGAAAGCGTCTGGTGGCATCACCTGGACCGGTTCTCTGAGGCCGCCGAACGCCTCTTCGACCTGCCGGCGCCGACTGCGGCCGACCGAGCCCGCATCGTCCGCGCCTATGCCGACCTCATGGCGCCGGTTTTCGGCGTTCCTGAGGGCGACGACACCCTGGCCAGCCTGCCGACGGAGAACCTGCTGCAGGTGATCTCCTATCTGGACGGCACTCGCCCCAAGGCGAAGGCCAATCCCGAACTCCTCGCCGCTGAATAGCCGCCACCTAGCCGCCGGTCACACGGCCGGCGGCGCCCTCTCCTGAGGAAGTGCCAGTGACGCGTTCCTTCCGCCCTCCCCCGCCCTTCATCCTGCTGCTCGCCGCCCTGGCCGCGCTCAGCGCCTCCCATGTGGTGACGCTATGACCGACCCCCGCATCAAGCGCCCCTGCCCCTTCTGCGGCGAGACCGTCCACCTGACGATCCAGGACGGGGCATGGCCATTTCCTATTGTCGTTGGCAAGGACACCGTCCGCCGGGCCGACGGCCTGGAAGAGTATGAAGAGGTCGATGCTGTCTATTGCGAGGTCTGCACCGCCGGAGCGCCGATAGCTACCTGGAACGGCGAACAGCCCGACCACATCCTAGCTGTCATGCGTGACTTCGACCCGACCGAGGACGGTAGCTGCGGTTGCGGCCACGACCGTCACCTGTTCCTCGCCAAGCAGGAGGCCGCGTAGATGGCCGACGTTCTGCAGTTCGCGCCCCGCCGCACTACTCAGAAGCTGGACCCAAACGCCAGCGGCCCAGCCGATGACGGATCACTGATTATCTCGCGCCCCTGCCCCTTTTGCGGCGAAGGTGAACAGCTGACTCTCGGCGAGTACGAGCGCCCCAACTTCAAGGACCCGGCCATCAACGAAGCCGGCACGTGCGTCTTCTGCGAAGTGTGCGATGGCAGCGCCCCCATCGACGCATGGAACGGCCTCATCCTCTCGCCGAGTGTCGCCTGATGAGCAAGCACCGTGTCCCTGACATGCCGTGCCTCCCCAAGAGGGCAGAGGGCACGCGTCGAGAGGGCAAGTCAGCCGGATGCGGCAACCAGACCAAGCTCTTGCTCGAGGTTCGCCAAGCGCTCAAGCGCAAGGGCGCGAAGTCCGTCAACGGCGGCAGCGCTGTTCTTCGACGTTGCGACAGGGCCATTCCCGGCCTTGAGCATCTCAAGGTGCAGATCAAGATAGTCCTCTGCGTGCGCCAGAGCGCCAGGAAACGCGTCGAAGATAAGGATGGCGCGATCAGTGGGAAGATCCATGCTTCTGAACTGCCTAATAGTTGTTTTTGTAACTTCGATCGTTCGCCGCATTGCGGCCACGTCCCAAGACTGCTTCGCGCTTTCCCGGAGCTCTTCGGAAAGGGATTGGAGTCGTTGACAGGTCAAGACGCCGGCAGCTCGAGCGGCCATCCGCATTCTGGCGTCCTCTTTTTCAGCGACCTGCCGCCGCATTTCGATTTCGTGCGCCCTTTGCCGCCTTGCCATCCTGCTAGCCCAGTAGATTGCTCCGATCGAGCCAATTGCCTGGATCCAGGCCGCCACTGTCTGGCCGAACAGGCTACTGTCCTTCGCGGTCGCACCTCCCACGAAGAAGCCTGCTGCCAGCGCAGCGATCACGGGCACAGCCCACTTCGGAATCTTCATGCGCCCCTCCCAGAACGGAGGGCAGGATGGAACACCAAGCCGCCACAAGTCGAGCGTGCAGTGAGGCTCGCGCGCTACCTACGCCTCTGCCTACCGATGGAGTTGATCTATGACCGAGAAGACCGTCCGCGCCCTGAGCGTCACGCCCGTCGACATCCACGTCGGCAAGATGCTGCGCTCTATTCGCAAGGCGATGGGCGTGAGCCAGGAGACCTTGGCCGACGCGCTGGGGATCAGCTTCCAGCAGGTTCAGAAGTACGAGAACGGCGCCAACCGCGTGTCGGCGTCCAAGATGTTCGAAGCGGCCGTGTTCCTGGGCGTGACGCCGGGCGCGTTCTTCGAGGGGCTGGAGGGCGCATCGGAGGCGGGAGTGCCGGCGCCATTGGCCGACTTCTTCACGCACGATGGCGCCATGCAGATCGCGGAAGCTTTTCCCAAGCTCTCGCCCAGCGAGCGCCGCAGCGTTACGAACTTGGTCGTCAGCATGGCGAACGACTAGCAGCGTCCGCCGGCCACCGCGCCGACGCGCCGCTCGCCGGATTGATCAGGGGGACGGCATGACCGCCTCCCTTGGTCCGGTGACGGAACAACGCTTCTTCGAGGCTTTCAGCGACACCGCCCTGGTTCCGGCAAAGATCGCCGCGCGCCTCGTCGGCCTTGACACAGACACCCTCTCGGAAATGACTGACGAGGGCCTGATCAGGGCCGTCCGGAAGGGCCGCCTGCGCAGCTACACCGAACACGACCTCCGCGCCTATCTCCTAGAGGGACCCGATGCGCCGCCGCGCGAACGAAAGCCAAAGCAAGTCGTCGCCGCGTCACGCGGTCGCGTCGTGCCGTTTTCCAAGCGCGCCGCCGCCGGCAAGCGCTAGGACGGCGCCATGAGCGTCTACAAGCCCGCCACCAGCCGGTTCTATCAGTACGACTTCCAGTACAAGGGGAAGCGCTACACCGGGTCGACGGGCGTGGAGACGGTGCGCAAGGCCGAGGATGTGGAGCGCAAGGTGCGCGCCGACGTCGCCCTGGGCCTCTACGACGACCAAGCCGGCATGACGCTCGACGAAGGCGCCGGACGCTGGTGGCAGGAGGTCGGCAAGCATCGCGCCTCGGCCCGCCAGCTGGAGCACCGCCTAGAGATCCTATGTCGGCTCGTCGGTCCGAAGACGCGGCTGGTCGACATCACGACCAAGGTCGTCGGCCGCGCGATCGAGAAGCGCCGCGGCGAGGGCTACACCCGCGCGCCGGGCAAGGACGCCAAGCGCTACGACCTGTCGAACGCCACGGTGAACGCCGACATCGTCAAGCCGCTGCGGCGGATCCTGAACCGGGCCCGGCGTACCTGGGAGGTCAAAGGCCTTCCCGAGATCGACTGGGAGGCCCTGATCCTGCCGGAGAAGGAAACCGACATCATCATCTACACGGCCGACCAGCAGCGCGCCTGGCTGGCCGAGTGCGACACCAACGCGGCGATGGTGCTGACCCTGTTGCTGACCTACGGCTTCCGCTTTGGCGAGGTCTTCTTCCCGCCGGCGGCCTATATCCCTGACGGCCCCAGCCTGGTCCTGAACAACCGCAAGAAGGGCTCGCACCTCGTGCCGTTGCGCGCGGTCGACGCTCGCCAGATCGCCGCCCGGGCCGGCCGGGCCCAGGCCGCCGAACTGGACACGATATGGTTCGAGGAAGACGCCAAGGGCGACCTGCATCCGATCACCTATCAGGCCATGCAGTCGCGCCTTCGAAAGGCCGCCAAGCGGGCCGGCCTGACGGCGCCGCGCCTGATCCACGGCACGCGCCACCACGTCGGGACAAGCCTCCTGGCCGAGACGGGCAATCTCAAGCTCACCCAGAAAGCGCTCGGTCACCGCGACATCAAGTCGACGCTGATCTATGCCCACGCCCTGGATGAAGGCTTACGCGCAGCTTTGGAGGCCCGGAGTAGCCCGACGCCTGCAGAGCTTACGGAGGCCTATGAGCCCCAGCGCCAGCTTCCGCGTGGTCGGCGCCGCCGGCCTACTAGTTGACCTCATCGCGAAATCGCGCGCGTAGCTTCGCCGGACGTCCAATAGCGGCCAGTTCGTCATGATCGTGGATGCAACGATGGCCGCGCCGGTGTCGCGTCAGTGGAAGGGCTATTGGCAGCGATAGGACTGAAAACCAACGTATTTAAGCCAGCATTGAGCCATTGAACTAGCCGAGTTTATAGCCAAATAAGTTGTCGAAACGGACTTGGAACAAGCACCATCATGTAAGCAAATTAACCAAGGCGATGACCAACGGCCTTGCCAAATATGCAAACGCATGGCGTAAGATCGATCCTATGGACAAAGGGCGATGTTCACACTCCTAAAACCTGGGCCAACCCACCCTCGTTTCAGCGGGCGTTAATCCTTGGCGTCGCTACATGTCCAGACGAACATTCCGCCCCGGCGGAACCCATTCATCCAACCAACGGTTTTCTCCGTAGGTTTTTAGAGGAGCGAAGCCCGCATGCACCTCAAACTTGACGGCTGGGGCGGCACAAGCTGAATCCCAGCACTTCACAACTATCCCAAGAAATGTAGGATGGCCCTCGTGAGAACGGGGGCCATTCTTTTTGCTGGGCTAGCCAGCGTGGTCGGCGGCGTCATTGGCGCCGCTGCCTTTTCATATGTCCAGGCGCACTGGCCTAAAAGCATCACCGACACAGAAGCGACGTTGATAACGGGCCTGCTGGGCTCGTTCGTTGGCTTCCTCGCTGTTGTCATCGCGGTGTGGGGGGTTGTGAGTTCGCGGGCTATTTCACGACGCCAAGCCACCCTGGATCATCTAGCTAGACTTGAGGCTGACGGCACGGTTCAAAAAAACCGCCAGGAGTTCAATAGGCTGGTGAAGGAAAAGGGCGACCTTGCGGAATTTGCCGCCAAGGACAAAGAGGGGACGCCAGAGCAGCAGGCTATTCTCTCAGTGCTGAACGATTTTGAGCTTATCTCCATTGGTATTCAGCGCGGCATTATCGAACCGGCCCTCTACAAGCGTTGGCAGCACTCGAATGTCGCTCAGACCTGGAAAAATTCTCAGCAGTTCGTAGTTGCCCTTAGAGCTCGCGTGGACCGCCCGACGCTCTATCATGAGTTCGAAGAGATGGCCCGATGGATGAGCCAGAACAAAATCCCCCGCCGACGCTTCTGGTGGGCCGCGATCATCTGATGTGGTCGAAGGTGCTGGCTAACGCCCGCACCTTGTACTCCCCCGCCGTCCCGACGTCCCTGGCGAGCCCTGACCACGCATGGCGATGAGGCACGCGCCGATCCGCTTCATTCCGCGCGTCGTTGGCTCTGAGGTCATGCCGTCTTTTCCGGACGCGGCCGGCACCACCTCCCGGAATAGCCCCGAACCCATCGGCGGCGCAGCAGATTTTCTCTTTCTAAAACAACTGACTAAGGGTCGCCGAACGTGATCCTCCGAAGGCAAAGGTCACACGTTCGAATCGTGTCGGGTGCGCCATTTCGGTTTAAGGATGCGAACGCCGAGAACCGCCGATTGTTCGCCTGCCGAGGCGGCCATGGTTCTCAGCAAATCAGTCCTATTTCCCATGATCCGCATCTCGCTTGGCGAGATGACTTCGACGCGCTGAGCCACCGCGCGAACATGCTCGCGACGGTATTTGCCGTGTTCGTCGCGTAGCCGCTCCTTCGTCGCCTCGGCGAACCGCGCGAGAACCTCCGGCGTCAGCATCGGCCCCAACTTCTCGATGGCCGCTTCGGCGCGATCGGCGTCCGCCCTGGATTCATCGCGGATGATCGCCAGTTCCCGCATCCGGTCCTTGAGGTCCTGGTCGTCAGTCGAGGCCAGGCCGTCCTCTACGGCCTCATAGAGCCGCTTGAGTTTGCTGGCCGCCTGGGTCGCTCGCTGCCTCAACTCGACGACGTGAGATCGGCGACGGTCGATCCAGTCGGTTCGCTTGTCGATGACATTGCCCAACAGCACCTCCAGGCGCTCGGGGTGCAGGAGCCTGCGCTCCAGATGATCGACGACGGCGGCCTCCAGCTTGTCCACGCGGACCGTGATGCCTTCGCAGCCGGTCGGCCCCTGCCGGGCCTTGGTCGAGCAGGTGTAATAGCGATAGCGCAAGCCAGTGGAGCTACAGCCGGTGCGCAGGGTCATGGCCCCGCCGCACTTGGCGCAGAAGCATATGCCGGCCAGCAGCAGGCCGCAGTTCACATGATTGGGGCGCATCTGCTTCCAGTGGCGCAGGTGCAAGGAGTCCTGCACCGCCTGGAACTCCTCGCGGGTGACGATGGCTGGCACTTCGCAGATGGCGTGTTCGGACTCGGGCTTGCGCTTCTTCAGCTTGGCGCTGGTCCGGTTGAAATGATGCTCGCCCATATAAGAGGGCCGATGAAGGATCTGATGGATCGCATCGAGCCCGAACTTGCCGCCGTCTCGGGTGCGAATCTCGCGGTCGTTCAGATAGGCGGCGATGGCCTTGAAGCCCATTGGTCCGTAGCCGTCGGCGCCGACCAGCGCCAAGCGGTAGATGAGCCGAATCTTCTCAGCGTTGACCGGGTCGATCTCCAGCTTCTTCTTGAGTTTGGGGCCGCGCTGCTCGGCGACGTACACCCGATAGCCTAGCGGCGGCCGTGAGCCGTTCCAGAAGCCCTGACGGGCGTTCTCCTTCATGGCCCGCAGGGTGTGCTTGGCGTTCTCCCGCGACTGGTACTCGTCGAACAGCGCCATGATCTTGCGCATCATCTCGCTCATGGGATCGTCGCCCAGCTCCTGGGTGATCGAGACCAGCCGCACGCCGTTCTTGGCCATCTTGCGGAAGTAGAACTCGAACTGGAACTGATCGCGGAAGAACCGCGAGAACGAGTGGACGATGATCACGTCAAAGGGTGCGGGCTTGGTCAGCGCCGCGTCCATCATCGCTTGAAAGGCTGGCCGCTTGTCATCGGTGGCCGTGTTGCCCGGCTCAACAAACTCCTCGCCCGTCGTCCAGCCCTTGCCGGCGCAATAGGCCTGCATCTGCCGCCGCTGGTCGGGGATCGACAGGTCGCTCTCGGCCTGGCGGCCGGTCGAGACGCGAAGATAGAGCGCCGCCCTCGACGCCATCGAGGTGGGTTCAGGCGCGATCAAGCGGCCCATGAGATAGCTCCAGATGTTTTAGGGGATGGGGCCGAACAGCTCGTCCAGCAGGTCGGCGAAGAAGGCTGTGATGATCCGCGTCTCTTGATCTGTGACGGGCACGAACTCGGGCCAGTCGTCGGTGACGGTGATAGGGGGAGAGACGGGCGCGGGCGGCCTCTCGGATTGAACGACCAGGGGCGCTTGCAGGTAGTCGTGAAGGTCTGTCGGCGGCTGGGCCTGCCGGGAGCGACGTCGAGCCATCGGGCGACGATGGCCCTGCGCGGCGGGCGATCAACGCCGACATGGGGACGGTCGTAGCCTGGCGAAGAAAGACAGGGAAACGGCGGGTCCGCGTTCGCCGCGTCAGGCCGTGGGCAGGCTCGGGGGCACATAGGGCTCTCCACAGCCGGGGCACTTGGCCGACGCCAGGAACTCGATGGCTTTGCGCACCAGGGGCGCGGTCTCGCCTGGGTCATGCACGTCCATGCGGGCGGCGATGACGAGGAGGCTGGCGACCTCGTGGATGTTGCAGGGGACCAGCTGCGTGATGGACTGGTAGCCGCGCTTACGCTCCTTCCAGAGTTCATCCATCTGGACCTCCAGGGCGGCCATCTCGGGCGCCATGGGAAGCTGGCCGCGCTGCCGTTCGGTCATGCGGAAGTAGTCGTATCCAGAGGCCGCGAGGATCTCCAAGGCGCCCCAGCGTCGGGCCAGGCGATCGGACTCGAAATCTACCGTCAGCCATTGGGCGCATTGGGCGAGGAGGCTGTCAGCGGCGGGCGCCGCCGCCACGGCTCCACCAGCCTTGCAGGCCAGAGGCGCGGCCGGCGCCGCACCTAGCAGGGTGCGACGGGAAACGGTGGTGGGATCGTCCTTGCGTTCAGACATGCGGGGGCTCCCGGCGCAGGCGCTCGGTCCGATCAGCACGCTAATCGGTGGAGTTTGAGTGGTTTGAAGCTACATTCAAACGAATTACGGTGACTTAGTCAACGCAATTCGTTCACTTGTGGAGCAAAACGTTGACTATTCTGGCCCCGCCCCAAGTTCGAATGGCCCGAGCGGCTCTTGGGATTAGCGTTCGTGAGCTGGCGAAAAGCTCGGGTGTCGCTGAATCCACGATCCTGCGCTTTGAGACAGGGCGCGGAGGAATTCTCGCTACCAACCTCGACAAGGTTCAGACGACCCTGGAGGAAGGTGGAGTGATCTTCATCAGCGCTGACGCCAGCGGCGGGCCTGGTGTTCGGCTGCGCTCGTAAGAGCCCGGACCTGAAAGGTCGGTGCTCGCCCTGAAGCGCTTGCCGAGCCTCTGCCGGGCGGGTTGCTGAGGGTCAAGGGCGGCTTCGCCGTCGCTCCGCGATGGCGCCGAAGGCGCCACCCTTGACGCTCAGCAGCCCGTCCGGCCTTTCGTTCCACCAAGCGCTTCACGGCGGAGATTGGCCGCCACTACGGCTTCGTACCGCCAAGCTTAGCTGTGGCTACTCCTCCGATAAGGGCGCCCACACACAGCTTGAATGTGTCTAGGAAAGCGTTGGCTAGACTGCCGTATCGCTCATAGCCGCTGTCAGGAGCGGCAAAAGTTATGATTGTCGCTGCAATGGCGCACGAGACGGCCAACGCGAAGACTACGATAACTAGCAGCCGCAGGTCGGATGAAAGCATACCCTTTGGAGAGCGCCTAGGCGCTCGCCCGGTTCGGCTTGCAGGCTCACTCACGACGCTCCCCTTCTCGTAGCGCCTCGAAGGTTCTTCACCTGCTCGATCGACATCGACAAGTCCGCCTTGGCGAGAAACTGACTCACGATTGTTTGAGTCAGCTCCGATCGACTGATGCCGAGATACCGCGCGATCTCGCTCAGCTTCAGAAGCTCGTCGTCGTCAATGCGTAGCGAAAGGACAGATTTGCTCACGCCGCGTCTCGCAGATCGATCTCGTTAACAACGTATACGTCGGTAACGGTTACCGCATCGTCAACGCGCCGCAGGAGTGGAAGGCGCTTTCACTCCACCGCACGTCGCCAGGTTGGAAAGGTCACGCCCACCCGAAATGAAATGCTGCGACGAGCCATTTTGTTCGCGTTTCAGATCACGAATGGAAGGGTGCTGGCTTTCCGGAAATCGCGCTAAATCTAAGCGAAGGTCCAATGGGTCCCGGATAAGCATCTGAAATATAAGAAGAATGGCAAAATGCCGGGACCTTGGCCGCTTGGCGGGTCCCGGAAATTCTTCAACACCACCAAGGACATGGACCTGAAAGGTCCCGGTCCTTTTATCTCGCCGTCGTCGAAAACAGGCAAACGTCCGCCCATTAGCACCCTCTCCGCGACGCTCTGGCACCGCGCCAACTTGACCTTAGTGGGGGGGGGCATAGAGCATAGGCAATGGCCGCGCTGACCGTCTTCTATTCCTGGCAAAGTGACCGGCCGTCAAAGGTCTGCCGTGACTTCATTTCACGGGCGTTGGACGACGCCGTTGCCCGTCTCTCGGTGCGGCGCGGCTTCGAAATCAAGGTTGATTCTGACACGCGCGGGGTGCCCGGCACGCCGCCGGTCAATCAGACCATCCTCGACAAGATTGAAGCCTGCGACATCTTTCTCGCTGACATGACGTTCGTCGCGGTTACAGACGGTGGCAAACGTACGCCCAATCCCAACGTCATGGCGGAATACGGTTACGCTTTGAAGGGCAAGGGGACGAAGCGGATTATCCTGGCGATGAATACGGCGTTTGGGCCGGCCGCTGAATTGCCGTTCGACCTCCACCATTTGCGACACCCCGCTGGGTATGCTGTCGACGACGTCATGGCCGACGGCGCCCGTCGCGATACTCGGGCGCGCTTCAGCGCTCAGCTTGAGCTGGCGATTGAAGTGGTGGTCGACGACATCATGGCTTCTCCACCAGAACCGTCGGTCGATGTTAAGGCCCGGCTTTGGCAACTCGCTATCGAGACCCAAAACGCCAGGATCGCGAATAGACCACCTGTCATCGTTTCCCAGCCTTCAGCGACCGTCTATCTCGTTCCAGCGGCGGCACTCGAGGGACCGCGCCTTGACCTCAAGGCTGTGGCGTTGGCTCGCCGACTCTTGATCCCAGACATCCAGGCGCGGGCGATTGAGGGACAAGATCACACCCAGTGGTGGGCGCATGCGCCGACGCGGGTTGTAGGCAACGCACCCAATCAGGAGGCGAAGTGGTGTTCGCGGCTGCTTCGTCCGGGTGTTGTCGAAACGGTGTTCACCATCGGCGAACGTATCGATGACGATCCCGATATAGGCGTCGAAGGACTACAACTTGAAGCGATGCTCGTGGCCTCCGTTGACCGTGGCCTAGAGCTGCTGGAGACAGTTGGACTAAACGGTCCGACCCTGGTGGCTATCGCCCTCTATGACTTGATGGACGTCGATCTCTACGGCGGGCGTGGGCGTGGACGTATTCGACTGCCGAGTTTGGGCCTCACTCCGGTGTTGGTGCCGACCGGAGAACGGCGGGCGGGCAATAGCCTTCATCATGCTTTCGATGAGTTGTGGCTGGCCTCCGGTCGGGCGGATGGATCCCCATCCTTCCCGGGGTCGGGGGCTTGGGCTGGCTATGGCGGCGGCCCGGCCTACGTTGTCTAGCGCATCCAATGAACTCACCGCGGCCGGTCCAGACGAAACTCAACGTGGGGCACCTCGACTCGCCACACGTTCGGCACGTATGCGATGAACTCGTCGTCGTAGTGATTGAGGCGGCAGTAGATATCTTCGGCCGATACCGTCGCTGCATAGACCGCGCAATCGGCGAGGTCGTTGTAGGCCGCATGCTTGGCGGCATACCAGATCGCTTTGTCCAGCGACGAGGTCCAAGATAGTCCGGGGGTGTGCGAAGGTCCTGCACAGCCACGGAAGAGGCTATATCGGTGCTGACGGACTAGGCCTTGGTTCACCGGCCTGAGCGCATGTAACCGCTGGCGATCACAGGCATCGAAAATGGCCTTGATTGTCGCCAGCCCATGTCCATCAAAATGGGACGCGTGGACATAGGCGTCGAGCCAAGCCTCTTCCAGCACGCCCCATGCGGCAAGGCTCCGATAGTTGCGAATGATGAAGCTCAATCCGGCCGACGGAATGTAGCCGTAGAAGTTCTCAAGGCGGGCGATTGCGGCTCTTACCGCCGCAGAGTCCTCCACCGAAAGCCCGGAAAAATCCAACTGCTCGAAATCGAAGGCGGCCCCACGTTCAAGAGCGACCCGCTTAGCCTCTGCATTCACGCCGTTAGCGTTTGTCAT